ATAATAGTTCCTTCCGGCCTCTATTATATTGCACGATGCTATTAGCCAAATTCGCGGCGTCTAGCGCGTCAAAGTCAGGCAACACTTGCTCACCGATTGGGACAGCACTTGTCTCAGTCACCGCATACGGCCCACGTCGTGCGAGCATAGCGGCAACGTTCTCAAAGCGTTTGAGTGCCAAAAGGCCAACCGCACCGACTTCCGCCGAGATGCCCTCAGTATTCTGCGCGATCACAATATCATCCGACGCTTGGCCGGTAAAGCGCATGACGGAATCGACAGTCGCCATTAAGAGCGAAGAGCCAATGACTTCAAGCGCGGTGAGTTGCTGGCCGGTTAGGAAGTCAGTAACCGCCGAACCGCCTTGCGTCTTCGCACCGACAGTAAAGTCAGTCGCATCGCCAATCTTGCTCCAGAAGATCGTTTTAGGCAACAAACCCGGTGTTGTAGCACTGGCAGACATGGCGAACATTCTTGTGTGATACGAGATGATTGCTGTCGCAAGTGGCGCAGAACTCGTCGGGTCTAGCTGCGTCAATGTCGATGTACGCGCATCCCATGAGAAGTAATGTCCGCCACTTGCAATGTACAGCACAAGAGGCGCGCCAGCCGTGCTCGCTCGAAACGGAGCGAAGATCGCCGGTTGCGTTGTGGAGAACGCAGCTGCGCCCGTCACCCACGTCACTGGGTAGTTATTCGTCAAGTATGTTGTATTAAAGCACTGTACACTACCAGAGCCGGTTCCAGTTGTGCCGAGTGTTGCCTTGCCAGCCGAGACGGTTAAGATCGGGCGGAACGTGACCGAAACTGCTGGCGCGCCAGCAACAGTCAAGACTGATGTAAACTCAGTAGTTACAGACTCACCAACGCCAGCGATTACCGTTAATGTTGGCCCGCCACTTACTGCTGCATACGCCGCACCATCAACCGACACTTCATACGTAACAACGGATTTAGCAAAGCCATCAGTACCACTAAGCGACGTGCCGTCTGCGGTGATCTTAACCTTAACAGTATAGAGATCATCAGCAGCATCTCGGTTGTTATTCGCCGCTGGATCACCGACAGTAAGTATAAGACGGTCGCCAGCGGCCACTGTGCTAGACGCATCCACAGCTACGCCAGTGCGCGTGTTCTTGCCGTCGTTCGTGCCATCGGTGGCGTCGCTCCAACCTGCTGAAGCGCCTTGTGCTGCGCTTGATCTCGCAACACTTGACGTAGTAGCAATTTGAAACGCAGGAGTATAACTCGTCCCATCTCGGTAATACAAACTACCATTAGAAATCACAACAGTCTGCTTGCCGCTATCAATATCCCACTGAAACACGCCGCGAATTGCCGCTGGGAACGCACTGACATGAATGCGCTGACAGCCGCTTCGCTTGGTAAACGCGCCATACGACGCAGCTAAGCGCGCATTAGTCGTATTAACCAACTCATTGTCATTAAGCAAGTCGGCTGAGATCGCGGTATTCCGCCCACCGCGAAAGTCAAAGCGCGCTTCCTGAACCCTTGGCTTAGCCATTAGAGCGTTCCATAGGCAGCTAATACCCAATTGCTTCCATTCCAAACCGCTTCCACAAAAGCCGCTGTTGCGTTTGGAATAACCTTAATTGTTGTTGGCGTAGAATCCTGTACAGTTAACGTAAAAGCACCTAATCCTGTTCGAACGATTCTAAACCGAGTACCAACGGTTGCATTGCTAGTATTCGTAATAGTGCACGTTCTATTTGCTGTTAGCGCAGTGGAGAAATACTGAATTGGTTCATTCACAGTAGCGAATATCGTAACATTCGCATCTCCCCGGTCTCCACTAACGTCTTTAAGACCAATCGCACCAATATTTCCTGTTCCAGCATCTGTGCTTCGTGCAATAATCGGCGTACCGCCATTTGCTACCTGATTTCGATCAATACGAACAGGGTCTAGTGTTCCAGTAGCAGCAGGGACTTGAATGCCATTTGTCGGGCAATTTGTAAAATCATTATCCTCAATGACAACATTCTTCAACACACCAGACGCATGAGTGACTAAAATACGACAGCCACGTATTTGTCTATTTCCCGCCCCGCGCAAATCCCATGCTTTGTTGTTTCTAATCATAACGCCATGATCGCAAGTGACACCTAGATCAACGTCAACATAAATACCTTGCTTATCGCCACTACTTGCGCCATTGGTGTTTTCTTCAAGGGTATTGCCAATAACTTGTAAGTTATCATTGCATTCGAACTCTAATCCTCCACCTGCATTACCATAGACGTAATTGCCCTGAACAATATTTCCAAACGCAACATCAGTTCCAGAGAATCCTCCACCTTGAATGCGAATGCCAGTGCCGTTGTTGTTTCTAACGATGTTGTTCGCAATTGAATTACGAGAATGTTTACCATCATTCTCTGTTAATCCAGCTTTGGCTAAGAAAATACCTTCATTCGAGCAGTCTGAGACGACATTGCCAGTAATTACACAGTCTTGGGCAATGTCTGCTTTAATTCCCCGCCCAGCACAGGACGCAACAGTATTCCCACTGACTATCACTCGGCTTCCATCAATGCGAATGCCATCTACTGCCGCGCCATTGATACTATTATTCGCAATAACATGGTCTTTAAGATCAGCCGTGGCCGTTCCGCCTGACGCAGCACTTAACCGAATACCATTATCTGTCTGTCCACTACCTGTATTACCTTCTATAACACAACCAGTGTTCACGCCTTGCAAAAATACCGCTCGTCCAGTTGTAACCAATCGGTTGTTTCGGATAATTGTTCTGTTAGTCAATGTCGCAATAATTCCATCGCAGACTAACGTTCCGGGCAAGTCATGGATGTAACAATCTGCGACAAGTACCTCTGATGTGCGATTGCTACTATCTTTACCGGCAATACTCACCCCGGCAGTACTTGCCGAACCTGCACCACCAACATTTGAACACTCAACAGAGCGAATTTCAACATTCTTCGTCCAACCCACTCGAATAAGTTTCGGATCGGTTGATGCATTGCCATTGATTTTACCACCAGTCATTTTTATGTTACTATACTGTATGGTATTCGTCGGATCACCAAGAAACACTACATGGCAAGCAGATGTAGTTGTGTTTAGCTTAATCGTCGCACCTTGCGCCAATTCTATCTGTAGATTGTTACCCGCAAAAGTCAATGCAGTCCCATCGCTTTGTCTAGAGACGAGATACGTGCCAGTTGGAAAGTACAATTTGCGCCCACTCGCAATAGCAGCGGTCGCCGCCGCTTGAATCCCAAGACGGCTTTCAAGCAAACCACCGTTATTCGCCCCATACGCGCGAACATCGCAGACATCCAAATCGCCGCCCTCACGAACCATTTGAACGTTGTTATTAAACGTTACTAGACTAGTATCGTAAGGGAACATATTGGCTGGGATATATACTGCGATGGCACCATCTAATACCGCAGCGGCAATGGCGTTCGTAATCTGCGCTTCTATTGTCGCTCCAGCAAACCAAGCGGCATTGTAGGTTTTGGCCGCTAGAATTGTGGCAAGTTGCGAAGGAACGCTAGGAATTGGCATTACAGTGTGTAATCCTCTTCAAATGTGAAGCGGAGATCGTCAATTAAAACACCTGGTAATTGTCCAGCGGCACTCGCACTGTAGATAAACGGTTCAATATTCGCATAGTTGCGATTTGTTGCGCCGCTTCCCCTAGGGAAGTTGGCGTTGGATGTAAATGTTGCTTGCAGCACGCCATTTAAATATGCACCCCATCGACCAGTTTGTGTTGGTGTTGGTGGTATTATTTTAATGCGCACATGGAACCAGTTGGTACTTGGCGCAACAAGTCCGGCTGGTTGTACTGAATTCGCGTCAATGTCCGTCGCGCCATTCTCGCCAGCCGCCGCACCATCAGGGCAATTGACTGAGCCAAAGCGATAACCGCCAACGCCATCGCCAATTAGGCCAATGCGTGCAACTGTCGCGCTTGGGCTGGTAACCGCAAAGTCACAGAAGCCAAATGTGAAACGCGAGTCTGACGAGTCGCCGCCCGCCTCTTTACGCAGCCATGCGGAGATGGAGACTGAGAGCGGCAATGGGACACTTGAGTCAAGGGCTGGCGAGACGATACTACCAAATGACTCGCGAAAATCAATGCGCTGCGGAAATGTGCCAGCGATGTTATACGGCCGAAAGTGGACGTTCTTACTCTGCGCAGCACCAGCGCCGACCGCTGGCTTAATCTTCCAACAATGTCGTTGATCGGCAATTTGGTAGACAAATTGATTGAAGAAGCCAGACGGAACAACCATCATGTTTTGTGCGCTGATTGCTACGCCAATTGGCGAATAGCGCGTCTCAGCCACAAAGTCAGCGGCGGTAAACGTATCTGCGTCGTTTACGCCCAAGCCCTGAATACCAATTCTCGTTTCTACCCAGCGATTTTGCTTTCTACTAATCGTTGTAACTAGTGTTTCAATGTCAATTGTGTTGTTCAAAATGTCGGTCAAGGTGCTCACATTCCCCACCAGTGTCCAGCCGGTATTCCCGGTTCCAGACTGCTTTTGCCAAAGTTTCTCATCCGCCGCACCATCAGTTTGAAGCCATAAACTTGCTGGATTGGCGGTTTGCGCGCCCTCCGGCGAGCCCGCGCCAGCTGTGATGGAAACAATGTCTAAATCGGTAGCAATATTCTGCCCGATGGATACAATAGCCATTAAGTCCCGCCAAACGCATGTGCGTTCTCTGTTGTGAATGGGACAGTTGAGCCAAGCCACTGCCGACGAATTGAGGCAAGCATTCGGTCTCTTGCTCTTTCGGCGAGTATTAACAACTGCTGCGCCTCTTCGGCATTGCCCTTTGCCATGGTATGCGCAGCAGCGGCGTAGACTGCTGCCGACTCGCCGCCTTCCGGCCATGGAATCAACGAGCCATCAGCCCATGATGTGAAGGTTGGTGGTTTGAACGAGTATCGAAGATCGACGGGTGTTGGACCGAATTGCATATCACTTGAGTACATCCACAATTGATCGCCCTTGACTTCATATGTAAAGCGCGTGGCGACAATTACTGTCTGATCGCCGCCACCCAGTAGGAAATCACGCGGGTCTTTTGGGTAGTAAATCCGCGCCGCTTGATCGCCAACCGTCGATGGCGCTTTTAATAACTGAATGCGATAAAATCGCTGCGTGAGATCGCCGCCATTTGTCGCTAATCGCAAGTCGATGAAGCCAGGCGAGTGGAGCGTTGAGAATGTTTGTAATTGACTCGTCAAGAACGGATTTTGGTCTAACATATCCGTCCAGAGATCGTCCATGACTAACTGAATGGCGATGTCAATGAATGAATCCGACCAGCGCTTGCCGTTCGGATCATCTAAATACTCTCTCGCCATCGAGCGATACTGCGCCTTAGTGAGCATTTGGCTCCTCTAGACAGCGCCGCCAGTCGCTGTGCTCTCGCTCTGCGATTGTCAAGCATAACATTTGCTGATTTGCTTTGCGAATCGCTGTTACGTCTTGTCGCAATGATTGCACTTGCACTTCAACGGATGAAACCCGCTTTGGCAAGCCGGTAAAGCCGCCAGCCGCAGCGCCGGTGGTTAGACCAGCGCCGAAGATGGCGATTATTGCACCAAGGGCTTTCCACCCGACGCGCACGCCGTCAAACCAAGCGGAAAGCGCATTCATTACTCACCCTTATTCGCCGCAGCTTCGATTATCGGCTTTTGCTGCTTGGCAAGTGTTGCAAGGGCTGCATCAGCGGCGGTTGCAGGATAAATCACCGACTTATGGCTTTCTTCCAAATGCTTTCGCATATACTTCTCGTCGCTCTGCATACCGCACCAGAGGC